ATAATCAGTCCATGCAGTAACTTCATTTTGTACAAATGTTCGGTTGGCTTGCAGTAATACTTCAGCACTGATAGTCTGTGCATCAGGTCCCGAACTCTTAAAGATAGTCGGAGCAACATCAGTACCATTTGTAATAATGTCAGTAATAATATTAATGTTGTTGGCAAAACCTGCGCTAGCAATTGCTCCACCAGTTAATGCGGTATTAATTACTTGCGGAGCAGTTACTGATCCATACAGTGTACTAGTTGAATTAACGATAACTGCCTGTGTTAACGAATTAACATAATTAATGGCTGCTACTGTTTGAATTTCTTGACCAGCAATTAAACTAATAACGCCGCGATAATATGCAAGTCCACTTTCAACAGATTTTTCGTTGCCGCCAAATGTAGTATCATATGATACATTTTCTAAAATAATACCAACATCTCGATAACACTTGGCACGGGCATAACTGAATCCGTACCATATTGAACTAGTACTAGCCGTTGCAATATTATAATTGATCCAATTGATTGTTTGTTCTTGGATGTACGATTTATTAGCAAGAATCAATGTTCTAGCATCATAGAATCCTAAATTTTGTTGGCCAGTATTAATACTATCTCCAACAGCAATAGTTCCAGTACTTAAATTTATAACTAGTGTGCTAGTATTTGCAGTCCAAGAACCGACACCGACTGCATTAGGAATTTGTACAGTTTGGTTAGGAAAAAATAATGTACCATCTTTTAACCACGGGCCTGATTGATTAGTACAGTTCTGAATATACGGTGAATTGAACACATCTATCTTGCGGCCATCTACTAGAGGAGGAAATGCCGTTGCATATGCTCCTCTATTATAACCACTAGAATTTTCGATAGGTAGTAGACCACTGCGGCCGTTACTCATTTGTAATTGAGCAATATAACAACCAGACTGTACGTGGAACAAATCTTGTGTTTTATTTAGAGGTTCAACAAATGTAGTACGCAAGTCACTTCCAAGAATACTAGTAGAAGGTTGCATTAAGATAGGATTATTTTCATAATATCTACCAGGTGCAACTCTAATGCTTGTTCCAGGAGTATATAACGGACTTAATGTGGCACCTTTTATTGTACGGCAAGCACGGCTTGCATCCATTGCAGATCCATCATTAGTATCACTGCCGTCCATAGTAACATACAAAATGTTAGTAACTACTGGAGCAGTACCTAATGGTTTGTTAGGACTGTTAACTCTAATTTGACCGTTGATTTCTAAAAGCCCGTCAGCAGGATTGATAGAAATGCCTCCAGTAGTACTGGAAAGTTTGTTTGCAATTAATTCTTCAAAATATCCAGCTTCCCAGGTAGCATCTGGGGCTCCAATATTATATGTATTATCAACGGAAGGAACAATGTTGCTGTCAACAGTACCGTTAATTTTAATTTTGTCTGTAGGCCTATCACCTAGCCCAATATCACCATCGGCTGTGATATTACCTGTTGCATGTAAATCGCCCGAAACAGTTACATTACTTTGTAAATTAATATCATCGCCACCTTGTGGTTTAATATTAATTGGGCCCGTGATGGATGCGATAGTGTTTGTTGAAATGTAGATTTTACCAATAGTACCATTTCCAGTACCTGGAGTTGTTTCAACAATTCTTAATACGTCACCGTTAATTGTGCCTTTAACATCTAAAGGATATAACGGAGTGTCTTTTCTAATACCGACTCTAGTACCGGTAACGTCTAGGAACAATATCGGATCTTCAGTCGTGCTGTTTACGTTATAAAAAGCAATGTCAAACCCATCGCGGAACAAGTTTGCCGCCAATAACGGACCAGATATACGACCAATAGCCATTTGAGCTCCTCAACTTTGGGTATCACACCCAAGAACCACCTTACGTTGCGGGTTTACCACAGTTAATTCTGCCAACCATTTGGCATCGCAGTTATTTATACCAAAATAATTTTTAAGGAGTTTAAGGAGTAGGGAATGGAGGGAAGTATCCGTCGTATCCTAGCATTACAGTTATGTACTTGAGTGCAGGTGGCGCTTCGTTAAATCGCACATATACCCTTGATCCAGATTGAATCAAGGTGTAGTTTGTTGTGGGAATTTGCCATACATTTTCTACAAAAACAAATATATTTTGTGGGCTTGTGAAATCTGTATAAAACTCCCCACTACTGTATTGTAAGGGACCAAAATCAAATGTTGCATAATTACCCGGCCCTAATGTCTGTACTGTTATAGGGGCTGGTCTTACAGTTCTAATAACTTCCCATCCTAATCCAGCCCCTAGTCCATTATACATTTCTGCTTCAGTTAAGTCTGCATTATATCTAACCATACCATCAATATATAAGCCGGGCCGCGTAGAATCGTCGCCTCGAGGAATCTCCATAGAAACTCTAGTGGTCGTAACTATTCTACCATTTTCTAGAACAGCAAACCGATTTGTCATCGGATCGTTTCTAACTATGGATGATTTCTTTACATATTTCATGATATCTGCACATAGCTCACTGTTGAATTAACTTTTAGGTTTGCATTTGCGTTAACTTGTCCCCATATTGCATCTTGACTTTGTAGAAGTAATTTTTCAGTGTCCATTACAAATGTTTCTAGGGTAGGGATGTGAACATTCTTAAGAATTTGTCCTAATGGAGTACCGGGTACTGACCCAAATGGTACTACCCAAACATCCAAATAAGCATCGTCGGTACCATCAGTATTGCAGAACATCATTGTTGTTACTGCAAACTCTGTTCCAGTAGTTGCCGTGAAGATTGGAATTGCAGAAGCAAATGTTACCAGTGTATTTTGTATCGCCATTTGTATAACCTTAAAAAATTAATCCGTAAATGATAGCACGTTTTCTACTTACTAATTCATCCGATTGCTGTGTATTTACAAAATACACGCCGGTGCCACCGCCACCAATTGTAGACGTGCTATATACATTTGTATGTAATGGTTTGACACGCGGTGGATTAATATTTGCCAAACTTAAAGCTGACGCAATTTCGACGGTACCTGTACTGTAGGGAGTAATTCTAATACTTTGACTACTTCTAGAAGCATTAACAGATATGTTTGTGTCAGCAATATATAAACCTTGTATATTAGCATCCGTACCTTCTAATGTAAAAACAACATTTGTGCCGGACCCAAATCCCATAAATATTTTAGGCGGATTTGAATAGTACTGCGGATCTGAAAAAATAACAGCAGGGTCGTTGAGTTCAATAAACGTTCCGCCTACTCTAACCTTTTTAGTAAATTCTTCTCCAGAATATGCTTTATCATCTACATATCTTTTGTTTGGGATATCATCGTCGTCAAGAACTTGAAGTTCGTAATCAGTGGTACCTCTAACATTTAACACTGCATTTGGATTCTCTCGGCCAAATAAGTTTAAGAAACTCCCGCCACCAATTCTAATAGCGTTAGTTTTAATAGCACTTGTTGCTAACTGGATTCCGTCCCCGACTGAAAATTCCCAAACACCTTGAGTGCCGGTTGTTATTGTATCGTAACTCCAGTATGCAGTGTCGTTGTATAATAATGCAGCAGCATTAGTAAGTGTATTAACAGATCCTCTAGAAATTGCTATACCAGAATATCCTCCAGTAACATAGCCGTTGGTCTCACCGCTGTTAAGCATTAAGATATTATCTACAATGTTAGTATTGGTTGTGGAAATATATGTTGTATTTCCCACAACATTCAAATCTCCATAAACTGTTACTGTACCAGATGTTGCAGGATGCAATGTGCCGTCATTGTAGACATCCAGAATTATGCCGCCATTTTTGGCAACAACTTGATAATCTCCTGGTACTCTTACTATATTGACTGTTGACATCTCTATTTCCTTTGCAATATTTATCGTGTTAATGGGTTTATGGTGATGCTACCAAGATCCACACATTATCCCAATAAAATATTTGATTTGTATCCTGTACTAGGAATGCTTGATATGTATAAGCGCCCGTAACTGGTAAGAATGCAATTGTTGGGATTACATTGTATGACGAAATATTTCGGAATCCACTGCCTATAAATCCAAAAATACTACCTGTAAAACCAGTAGTTCCTGTAAATCCCGAAGAACCTGTAAATCCCGACGATCCTACAAATCCAAAACTTCCTACAAATGCACCACTTCCTGCATATCCATCTTCCGGGTTAGTAGTGCCGCCTTCCTGTTCTTCTGATATTTCAGGCATCTCCCCCGGTTCACCTCTTTTCCAAAATTTGTCTAGTGTCAATGACATTGTCCAACCGATGTTAGGTCGAGCTTCTTGTTTATTAATTACAGTCTCACCTTCAACAGTGTATCTCATTCTTACAAAATCAATTGCAGGAGTAGTAGTATGCGGGGTTGAAAAATTACTTTGAAATCTTAAAACAACACCAAAGTCGCCGCTGGTCATTGCATATACATCGGGATCAGTCCAAGTCAATCCCCATGCATTGCCGTAAGTTTTTAATGTTTCAATTTCAGGAGTTGCTAAGTTATCTCCAATAGGAGAACCGTTGTATATTAATTGAATAGTGTCGTCAACAATGCGGGCGCCCCTATCCATTTGTATCTGAAGTTGTATTCCGTTTACTTGACCTGGTTCTCGACCCAGTTGAAACATGCAATTCAAATACCATGTTTTATTTCTAATAGGAGTAGAAAAAGAGTTTGGTATATGCTTTAACGGTGCAATAGTTTTAGTCTGTGTAAGATCTCTAGATTTTATATATGTAAAATTACCAGTAGAATCCCAAGGTACATGAGTTATTGCTTCAGAATCTTGCGATATAGAATGAGGATAATACCATTTAGGATAGTAATTAGTAGGCTTGTTGGAATACATAAGAATATTTACCTAAAAAAATAGCCGCCGAAGCAGCTATTTTTATTCAACTAATATTAATTAAACGTTGCTAATGCTAACTGTAGTAGTGACAAGAGTCTTGTCTGTGCCATTGGCAGCAGCAAGTGTCCATTTTGCTAAATCGTTAGTTGCATAAACCCATGCACTGGCACCGTTTTGTGTTTTCTGAGTTAATCTTGCTTTTCTAGATGCTAAACGAGTTACATAATATGTGTTACCGTTAGCATCGCTAGCTTCAAGAACCATTGTACCAATAGATGCAGTGTCAGCTACTAACTTACATACGCCGTACCCTTGAACAGTCTTAACATAGTAACGACTTGTACCTTGTTGTTTAACAATGTCACCAATTACTGCACTACCACCAGAATTAACTGTACCGTTAGATGCTGTTGGAACCCACGCTGTAAAGTTTAGAGCGTTTTGACGGCCAGTAGTTAAACTGATTGCAAATGTTCCTGTGGTTGTAGGATTAGGTGTAAATGTTAATGATGTTGCAGTAGTTATATAACCACTACCAGCAGTTAGTACATTGTACGCCGTAGGGGCGCCAGCGCCAGATACTGTTACTGTACCAGAAGCCACTGTACCGCCCGGAATACCTGGTGTGCCTGCAACCCATGTTACTGTAGTTGAGGTGCTGTAACCCGAACCTGTAGTAACAATTGCAACTGTAGAAAGGCCTTCGCCGCCTACACCTGTTGCACCGCCAGTTTGTCCATCGTCATATGGACTGTTGGTGTTACCAAAAAATTTCTTATTAATAGGACGTCCCATTTGTTTCTCCTTGAGTTATGAGCGTTCTAGGCCCTACGCGGTGGGTGCCGCATAATAATCTAGACTCTTTATTTAACAGAAAACGCCCCGAAGGGCGTTTTGATTTGCTTTTTAAGCAGTGGATTACTTGAAGCTAACTGTTGCGCTTGTGATAGCAACTTTACCTAAGTAGTCAGCAGCGTTACCTAACGAACTTGCTGTGTTGTTTAATTCAACATAGCCGTAACGTGTTAGGAAGCCAACTACTGGCTCAAAGGTGTTAGGATCTAGAACAACACCAGAACTCATCAAAGGAATATATGGGCAATAGAACGCAGCAGCATCTGCTTCGCTTGTACCTTTATAACCTAGTAGAACTTGGTTGTTGTCATCACTGTCAGCCTTGTATGCATCAACATACACACGCATAGCACCGTTCAATGTACCGACAAACTTAGTGTTTGTAGGAGCTTCGAAAGTACCTTCTGTTGTACGTGCAAATGCACTTGTTGTTGCGCTCTGAAGAATTGTCAACGCTTGGTTGGAAACAACTGCCCAGTTTGCAGAACCACGACGTGTACGCTGAGCGATCAAGTTAGCAACACGGTTGATTTGAATCGCTAGAGCAGCGTGTTCGTCACCAACGAATGTAGCAGTACCTGAAACTAGGGACTGGTCATAAGTCTGTTCAACTGAAGCTAGAGCACGTAGACTTGTTAGAATCTCTTGATCGATTTCAGCTGTGATTTCTTGGGCTAGAGCAGCCATGATTTCTGCTTCGATGTCAATACCTTGTTGGGCTTGTGCATCTTGAGCAGCTTCAAAAGTCCAACGAGCAGATAGCTTACGGCTCTTTGCTTCGACTGGAGCTTTCAAGATTTGAATGCTCATACGCTTGCCTGGTTGACCTTCCAATGCGCTAGTGTTATTAGCTTTTGGATTGCTGTCAGTATTGTTACCAGAATAAGCACTAGCAATCTTGAATGGGCTTAGAGCCTCTTCACCTGCTACTACGTTGTCGCCGCTGTCAGCGTAACGAACACGTAGAGTATGGATTTGACCAACTGGACCTGTCATTGGCTGAACACCGATGATTTCATTTGCAATAACTGTCGGCATAACACGACGAATTACTGGAAGAATAACACGGTTTAAGGTAGCAATGTTACCAGCGGATGTTGCACCGGCTGTTGCACTTTCACCTAGATACTTGCGTGTGTTCTCTAAACATACAGCCATGCTCGACTTGCGTACACCGGATAGGCCTTCAAGTAGAGCTTCTTTGGTCTCTGACCATCTTTCATTTAATAATTGTGACATTTATGTCTCCTTGAATATAATTATCTTAGACCCGCTAATTTGCGGATATCTAAAATGTTATCTAAGCCTACCGCTGGCTTGGTTTCTTTATCGCCAGTAATTTCTTTGCCTTCATTGAGTGCTGCTTTTTTAGGTGCTGCAACTCTCTTATCGCCTTCAATCACTGCTGGTAGGTATTTGTCGAATGCGTCACGTAGTTTTGTAGTTTTTACACTTTCTAACAACGATTGCATTACTTCTCTTTTGTCAGCGCCTAACGGTGCTAACATTTCGCTCATAACAGTCTTTCGTTCCATTAAGTCTTTAGTAACGCGAATTTCGCGGTTCCTAGACTCAACGATAGTATCTTTTTCTGTTAATGCTACGTTTGCTTCAGCAATTTCTTTTTCTTTCTTCTGAATAATCTTTAACAATTTACTTGTTTCAGATTTTTCATTTAGATATGAAGTAGAAAATTCATTAGCAAATGCTTCAAATAAACGACGTCCAAAGTTGTTCTCGCGGGCACTGTCAATATCTTCTTTCAATTGCTTGATTTCAGATGTCAACTTAGTTGTGACTGCTTCCTGAACTACTGCGGCACTACGTTCAATAAATCTTGATTTGATCTCAGCAAATTTACTAGTTGCTTCACGGACTAACTTAACTTTTGTTTCAGCTAAATCACGTTTGTCAATTGCAAATTCTCTAATTTCCTTGGACAATGCGTGTACTACGAACTGCTCAAGTTTTTGGAAGTTTTCCGAAACTTTCTGACGATCACTTTGGAATTCTACCAATTCTTTTCCTAGCTGACTTAGTACAAATGATTCTAATACTTTAGCATCACCTGTCATCTTGTGTTGATAAGCAACTCTAGCTTCCACTAGTGCATTTTTATCTGTAACAAGTTCAGCCATTTCTGCGGCCAATCTCTCGCTCAACATCTTGTCGATTGCTTCAACCATAACACTTCTGTCATGATTGTATTTTTGTGCAAACTCTTCACGAAGTTCAGCAGTGACTAGGTCGCGATTCTCCTGAATCTTTTTAGCAAAAGCAGACTCAATAACATTGACTGTGTCATTTGTCATTACGCCGGATTCTACTAATTGTTTGAATGCGTCCAACATCACGTTCTCCTATGCGGTTATTTCAAACCGTTAATTATGTGAATCATCGCCTCTTGGAGATGCTTCTGTGCTTTTGGGTCTTGTTGTACTTCTTGCGCCACCCTAAACGCTCTACTACCACCTCTTGCATTCAAAAGATGTTCGTATACTGGCGTAGGATAAGCTCCGGGCGCGGAAGGCTGGGCAACAATATCGACCGTAATAATCTCAAAGTCTGCTACTTCGCCAGTTCTTTCGTCAACGTTGCCGCTGCCTCTAGAACTTACGCCAAGTTTTACGCCTGCTTCAAGCATAGTACGAATTAAGTTCCCCATTGGAGTAGGTAAAACTTTCATCTTACCATATCCATTAGGACCTTCCATCCACATTTGAGTAATCATATGGGATACACGGTCCAAATTTACTTTAAGATCATCAGGATGGTCTACTTCGCCTAGCACACTATATCCGTTTTGAATCTGGTCATTTAGAGTTTTAACCGCAGTTTCGATTTCTCTAACTGGATAAACTCTTTGATTTTGATTACGAATCCCGCCTTGGATGGCAATACCTTTTAAGAAAAGGTTTTTGCCTTCTTTGTCGTCAGATTCTAATACAAGACCAGATTGATCAAAACTTAAATGTTCTTTTAGATAAGCTAGTTTCATCAAGATTCTCTAATTAAGCGTTACGACCTGGAGCGCCGTTTAACGGACTCTTTACAACACCAACGCTAGTTTGTCCAGCTTTGTCGCCTGAACCAGAACCAACTGGACCAGGAGTCTTGCTGTTTTGTGCAACTTTTGTTAGACCTTTAACGCTTACTTTTCCACCTGGAACATTTTGGTTACCAGTATTCATTGCTTGAGGGTTCTTTAAGAAACCGCCAACTTTAGCATTAGGGCTTGTACCTGTACCTGAATCGCTAGCAGACTTCATGTCGCCAAGGATGTTGTGTGCAGTTGCGCCTGTTGTAGGCTTGCCTTTACCAGAACTAACTGGGCTTTTATTGCTGTCAACACTAGTTTGACCAGCTTTGTCGCCTTTACCAGAACCAACTGGGCCTGGAGATTTCATAGTATTACCTTTGTCCCAGTTCATGCCTACGGTTTCAACGTATTCACGCATTGGCTGGCCCATACTTTCATCTTTGTCGTCAAATTCTTCGTCGTCTTTTTCCATGTCATGGTCATCCATGTCATGGTCGCCATCGTCGTCGTTATCACCAAATTCTGGCTCAGCGGCTGTGTCGCCTGCTCCACCATTCTTAGCTACGATATTTTCAAATTCGCTCTTTAATTGAGATAGGATGTCTAGGATCTGTTCTTCACCAGAACTTACTTCACCTTCGTCTCCTGCTGGATCTTGTACATCAGCTGGTAAGCTGTCGGCTGGATCATTGTCACCACCGATAGACATAGAACTTTCTTCGTCGCCTGGCTCGCCAACTTGTTCTTCGTCATCCATACCAAAGCCTTCTTCTACGGCTTCGTCTTCTAAATCATCAGCTTCTTCAACTGGATCATCTTCTGAATCATCAGTTTCTTCAACTGATTCTTCTTCGTAATCATCTGATTCCTCAGCGATCATGTTTTCATATATTTCTCTAGATTTCTCTACAACGATTTCATGGAATAAATCATTTGCCTTGTCCATTTCCTCGTTGACAAGATAATCTAGAAGTTGTTCAAACTTTTTAGACATTGCGGGTTCTCCTTAATTAGATGCGGCAAGGCTGTCGTGTATATTTACAGCCAAGATGATATACTTATATGAAATAGGCCAAAAACGGTCGTTTCTGACAAAAGATTGGATTATTTTGAATCCAAATAACAAAATTCTTTGAAAAAATATTTAATTTTTGCATCTAAAAGTTAAATTAGTTATTATTCTGTCGGCTCTGCCGGAATAGCATACATAATTCTAACTAGTTCTAAATCTTCCCTAGTCTCAACTTCTCGAGCGTCTCCTGCTTTTCTCAAGTTGTTTAACATCTTAAGAGTCAGTCTACTTTTTCTATTGTCTTTATCGGTTATTACACTAGTATCGTGGTTGGGATCGTAGCGGTCATTGTTCTTCATGCCTGCTTGATCTTTTTCAAAATATATAAACTCTTGTAATAACATGTTTATATTTACCAAATTATAAAGGTGCGGCGCCGCCCGGACTGCCACCACCACCTACAGGACTCATACCAGATGGCATTTCCCCATCTGGATTCATCCCGTCTTCACCTTCCATATCGTCGGGCGGAGTAGTTGCTCCAGACATTCCGTCGATATCTCCAGCGATTCCGCTTGCAGTAATACCTGCAGAACGTAATTCTGCACTTGCATTTAAGTTTGTGCCTTGATCTAAGTTCTCATCACGCCACATTTTTTCGTTTTCTGCAATTTCTTCTGTAGTTAATCCTAAGAAACGCTTCATAGCAAAACGTTTTGACATGAATGGAACTTCTACCATACTGGCAAATGTGCCTACACGAGCAGTATCCATTTCTGCTTGACGGTATGCAGCAAAGTTTTGAGGTGGATTAAACTTGATATCAAATAGATTGTTATCAACGTTGATACCTTTAGTGTGCAAGTACAGTTTGAATTCAGTATCAAACTGTTCGTGCATTAAACTTTGGAGACGCTCACAGTACTTGTTGAATCGTAATTCTTGGATGTAGGCTGTTCCAACTCGACCATCATTAAACGAAGATCCTCCGTCGTCGGCACCAGTAGGTAGATAACTGCTAGGTATGCGTAAAGCCCTAAACAGCTTATTAGTAAAATATCTAAGATCATCAATTTCTCCTAGGTTTGTACCGCCAGGTAAAATTTCAACTTTAGATCCACGACCTTCAGCTGTTTGAGGAAAGAAATAATCTTCATTAATGCTCAACGGGTTGTATGCAGCATCAATAACGTTTTGCCCGCCACCTACACTGCTGGGAATTCGACGTTGATTAATTTCATTTTTAACACGCTCAACAAATCCCATAGCCAAATGGCTTGGCATATTGCCCACGTCGATATAGAACACTCTACGCTCAGGCGCACGTTGTACACGATAGATAATAATAGCATCTTCAAGCAGTTCTTTTTGCTTGTATACTTTGAAAATAGTTTCCATTAAGCTGTTGCCAAATGGGAAGTTATTATCGATACCTTCGCTCATGCTGATGTGAATCACATGTCTAGCGTCAATTGTAAATTGATTTGCGTTTTGTTGAAATCTACTGGTATTGGCATTGTTGGCCATGCCGCCAACCATACCTTTTTGCTGTGCGCCGCCGCCTGTGTAGGCAGTTCCGCCCGGAGTAACATTAGTATTAGTAGGATTAATCTGAGTTACAGTTAGATTTTGAAAGTTAACATTGAGATCACGGATAACATATTGTTCAGGTTTTTTACCTTCACTTTCGTTGACAATGACTTTATCTACTTTGCTAGGATCAATGTACATCCATTTTTGTGTTTCTGGATCACGAATAAAAAATACATCGCCGTACTTGAATGCATTTCTAACAATCTTAAAAATTCTAATTTGAAATTTATTTGCTTTAGTCCACTGTTGTAGATACTTTTTAATGATCTTAACTTCAGTAGATGTAGATTGGTCTTTGAAGAAAACTTGAAACGGTGTTCCGTTTTCATCATTCATCTGCGTACAGAATTCTGCTAAGATATCAAAGGCAGCATTGACTTCACTGTCGGTATCCATAGAATCGTACTGACCGTAGCGTTCTAATCTGTTTGGGTGACCTGAATAAACATCCGGAAGATAACTGCTGTAGTTTGTTCTAGACATGTTAGGTCTATTGCCACTAGACAGCGGGCTCATTTGGCCTGTTGTATTAACGGGATTAAAATATCTTTTCCAACTCACTTGGTTACTCCGGAATTATGCAAAAGCATTTCCACTTAGACTTTCAGTTGCTTGAACATTCCTTCTGGAATTTTCTGCAACTTGCCTCATCTGGTATACTAACTCTGCTTGTGTGTTATTTAACTGACTTATCAGCTCTTTGAGATTATTTCCGGTGCCAGCAGCCATTAGTTGATTGATTTGAGACGGTGTAAAAACTCCTTCAGTGCCGTGAGCAACAATAGAAGTCCCGGATCCAAAATTCTCAAAAGCCGACCCCACAGTTCCCCAAGATCCTGCGCTTCGACCGGTAGGAATTTGTTGAACTGCCGGGCTTTGTTGTTGCGGCCTTGCTGCCGGATTAACCGTATTGGCTTCCATGCCCAGCGCCCTCATTGCCCAATAAGTTGGTAAAAATTTATTAATAGCATTTAAGTTATTCTGTAAACCAGTATTACCAGTACTTTGATCTAACACCGTTTCGCCTAACTTTTGTGCAATGGTACTAATTAGTTCTGCCAAAGAATCTCCAATTTTACTTAAAATTCTAGATCGACCATCTTCACTGAATAAATTTTCAATAAACCATTTTATTTTTTCCCCAACTTCGGGTAATTTTTGTCCTACAAACTTAATAATTTCTGTAACTAACGGCAATAATGGTTTTAATGCAGTGAATAGTTGTAACCCTAAAGTTTTCATAGCTTGCTGCATTTCTCTCATTGCAGCAACTTCGCTGTCGGCTGCATCGGCTGCTTCTTTTGCTTTTCTTCGTTCTTCTTCAAATCGTCTTACGTTTTCTTCTACACTAAGATTCAATTGTCCTTGACTGTTTGTTAACGTTTGATAATTTTTAGCATGAGCTCCCATTTGAGCTCCTAATGGATCTCCAGCAGCCTGTAGTGCTTGAAAAAGAGTTGCATTTTGTTGATATCCTCTTGCAGATTGTGTCTGTGCCAATGCCATGTTTCTTGTGGAAGTTGCAAAATATTCTTGAGATGATACTGTTCTATCATTTGCTCGTTTTGCATCTTTAGTTATAGTGTCTGCTAAATCACCCATTAATGCAGTAGTCATTTGTCCTGCTTCGCCCTGTACAGCAATGCCTTGGGCAGCAGCTTTGAAAATATCAGACCCTGCTTTTCCGGCAACTGTTGAATATTTTTGTAAACCGTCAGTTAGTTTATCTCTTGTTGCTTGATCTTTAGATGCTAAAAATGCTTGCCAGTTTGCTTCTGCTGCTTCTTCTTCTAATTTTTTCTGTAATGATTCTCTTGATTCGCCAGTTAGTCTTGCTAAGAAATCTAATTCTTTTCCGTATCTAGCAGAAGCCGATGCTAATCCTGCTTGATCATTTAATGCTTGTTTAGATATTCCTCCAGTAGTTTTAGCATACTGTAGAATAGTATTATTTGCTTCTTGAGCAGTAAATCCAAGATTTAATAGTTCTTGAGTTAACCCGCCGTCTTTCATAGCTTTGGCAATTCCGTCAAAATTCTTCTTACCTAAACTGGCAGACCCGCCCATTTGTACTAATGTTTCCGAACTATCTTTTAATATTTGAGTATATTCTTGTAATGACAGACCTGTAGAAAATGCGTCAATTCTTAATTGACTCAAACTACCACCTAGATTAATACCATTTTGTGATAACGAACTAAAACTATCAAGAGCTTCTTCTTGTAACTTTACTAATCCTGCAAATAAACTTGCAACAGTTCCTACAATAGGAAGATCCTTAAATGCTGCAAAAAAATCACTAACCTTTGCAGTTCCCGCCATGGCGGCATGACCAAAATTTATCAAATTGCCAGCAGTGCCCATTACTCCTGTTGTTAGATCAGCTAAGGCTGATCCTACCACACTACCTGCTTTACTCATTTTAGATGTTGATTTTGCAGTTTCTTCTGCAGAGTCACCTAATGCTTTTAATTTAGATTCTGCACTGGCAATAACTTTAGGATCAAGGCCTGATGCTTTTGCAATTTTAGCAAAGGCCGCGGCTTGTTCTTTGCCTTGTTGTTGATGCAATTTCAGCAAACTTTGGAGTAACTGCTCCATTACAGCGGTATCAATAGCCATTGTTATTTTTCCTAATTAAATGCATATATAAATAAGTCACCAGCATTACAGAAACTTATTTATCGGAGTTAATACCATGGAAAATACCCTACCAAAACAAAGAGTTAATCCTCTTGCAAGCCTAATGAGGCAACCAAAAATTTCTATCAAACTTCCCAGTAAGGGCAGATTCTGGGCCGATGGTAGTTTAGATATGTCTCCAAATAGTGAATATGCAGTATACTCAATGACTGCTAGAGATGAATTATTATTAAAAACGCCCGATGCACTAATGAATGGGCAAGCTGTAGTTGATGTAATTCAAAACTGTGTTCCAGCAATTAAGAATGCATGGGAAATTCCAAGTATTGATCTTGATGTAGTATTGATTGCAATTCGACTAGCTACCTACGGTGAGATGATGGAAACTTCTATCACCATCGGTGAAGAAGAAATGAACTACAATGTTGACTTAAGACAACTATTAGACACACTTTACGAAACAATTACCTGGGAAGAACGAATTAATGTTGGCACAGAACTAGCGTTATATATCAAACCAGTTAACTATCATACTATTAGCAAGACTAGTATTCAAAATTTTGAAACACAGAAATTAATGAATCTAGTTAACAATTCGGAGTTATCCGAGGAACAAAAAGTTGACACCTTTAGAGATAGTTTCAAAAAATTGACAGATATCACTGTAGGAATTATCAATAGTTCAGTATATAGAATAGAGAGTTCTGCAGGAACAACAGAAATTTCAGAGGACATTGCTGAATTTATGGAGAATTGCGATAAAAGTGTATACGATGCAGTCAAAGATAGATTAGACAATTTAAGAAAAACTAACAGTCTAAAGCCAGTTAAAGTTCGAGCAACTCAAGAAATGATTGACAACGGTTCAGAAGAAGAACTCGAAGTTCCACTAACATTTGATCCTGCAAATTTTTTCGAATGAGGCTCTTATCTTTGTCGCTAGACGAGATAACTCAACTAGCAACTAAAATGGAAAAAGAGATAAGGGCCATAAAAGATGAACTTTTTAAGATGTGTTGGTTTATGCGCGGTGGCATAACGCTGTCAGAAATATACTGCACCGATTATGATGATCGGGAAGTCATTTCCAAGTTGATCGAATCTAATTTAGAAACAACTAACAAAACTAAATTACCGTTCTTTTAATTATAGTGCAATACCCAGGAACTTGCTAACAAACGGTTGACTGATACTTTCGTTTGTTCCGCTAGCTAGTCTGTCTTGATCGTCAATTATATCCAACTGATCACGTAATGCTGCCCGTTCTTTTGGATCTAAAGTTGAATACATTTTCTTAAATCCATCTAATGTTGTAGGAGTCGGACCAGTCATTGTCGGCGGCGCAACAGGTTTAGTAGTAGCTTGTGGAGCAGGCGCTGCTGGTTGCTCAGGCGCTGCTGGTTGCTCAGGCGCTGCTGGTTCCGGAGTAGCATCACCAGTAGGTTCAACTTGTTGACGACTCCTGCCCTGTTGTGCAGCCACTATTTTAGCATAATTTTTTCTAACTGCATCTTTGATAATCTTATCAATTTGCATGTTATTCAATCCACCTGCTACTGCTTCCATAGTAGGATCTATTCTTTCAGGAGGAGTTGCTACACTTGGTGCACCGCCTGCTGGATTAGGAATAGTGTCCAAATCACTTAGACCTAAATCTTCTAAGAAGTCAATTAAGTTTTGGTATGTAGGTTCCATGCCACCCCCTACCATCTGTTGAAACTCAGCTCTAATATTATCAGCAATACGCCCTGCATGAGACGCACCCTTTGATTGCAACTTTGATGCTTGCCTATTGGATCGCATTTTATTCAGAGCTCCGCCAATATTTTTAAGTATTCCTAACTCATTAACTTGAGTTTCATTTAATAGATCATTGAATTTCATTATGTTATTCCTGACAACAGTTTATATATTTATAGTGAGCAGACGCTCACTTGCTTCTGCGCTATCGCTTGAAGCAATTTTTATATCATGGGCGATTAAATATTATCTAGATCGTTCAGTCACACTTTGCCCAAGCTGGGCAAAGAAATTGAACATTATCTGAGTCGAACATGTATCACTTAGTGTTAGAGCAGTTACAGTGGCGGTTGATCGGTACCACGAGCTCCGTCTTTATACAACGGCAGCATATGAATATACACTAACATATTCATATACTTGGGGTTTTTCTCCCCTCCTTTTGCCTTTTTTCTTACTTCAAACAACCATACCGCGGCGAATTTGCGATTTACGTCCTGTAAAGGATAGTGGTTGAGTACTCTTAGCGGCAAGAGATTTCCATCCCTGTGACACGATGTCCAGGTTCAGGGCGTCCGATGTTAGCCGACGCTTGCTTGTGTACCGCTTAAGGTGCCTTAAATTTTTGTTTTAATGTGTGAGCCATGTACACGGACTTGTATATGTCCGTTATAGTATTCATCGGATTCTAATACTTTGCGGTCGAATTGTTCGCGGGCCTCAACGTAAGATGTTTCTGCTTTACTTTTACAATAATAGAGAATTTCTCTTGTGAATTTATCTTTGCCTAAAGCGTCTATGTCTTTAGATAGTTCAACGCTGGACCCGTAATATTCCTGCCAGTCGCTGTCAATTTTACTTCTAATTTTCTTTTTCTTCTTAGTGCCGTTCTTCAACTTTACAGTCTTGTAGGTCGTTTTACTAAATTTTGCTAATTTTTTGCCAATGTATTGGCGCCCTGAAACTGTATTGGTAATGCAATATACAAAACCGATACAATCATCAGGTAGTTCATTAACTATAGAGTCTTTATAGACCCAAGTCAATTACTTTGCAGCCTTAGCTTCTTTACGTGCGTTCTTTTCAGCAGTAATTTCGTTACGGCGAAGCTTAACTAGTTTAGAAACTTCTGCAAGAGCCTTGCGTGAACGTGTACCGGCGGCCGAATTGCCACCTGTAAATTTTGCGTCTTCTGCTAAGAATTCTGCAAATGTTGTTTGTAGTTGTGCGGTTGTTGTTGTCATATCATCTTTCCTTTTTTGGTCTTCCTCGTTTCTCAATGTGTGCAGCTTCTTTAGATGCTTGTAATGAAGCTGACCAAAGAGCTTTTTCTACAACTTTGAGTTGTCTTAATATTCTTCTTAAATCTGCTGCGTTTCTGAAACTTTGTTGTCTAGTATAAAGCACGTTGGTATTATGTAAATCTATCAACATAGTTACAAACTTATTATACGTTTCTTTATATTCCTCTAGTGCAGACATTTATCCCTATGCCTCAATGTAGTCGACGTCATTTGAGTAACTGGTAAAACCGTTCTCTTTGATAACTCTTAGAACGTTGTTTACTCGACCGATTAATTCATCTTTATGTGATATTAAGTATATATTCTTATTTCGTTCTCTGGCCATCTTCTTTAGAACAGCTAATCCAGCTTCTACGCCTGCTGCATCCATACCTGCATCAATTAATTCGTCAATGAATAGTAAATTTATATTCTGATATAGATTTTCCCATACATCGCGGAATGCAAAACTTAGTGATAGAATCAATCGATTTCTTTCGCCTCGACTTAGATTATCAAAATCTAAATCTTGCCCTAATTGAGTAATTTCTACATTTAGGTCGTTTAAGAATATTACTTTATGTGGCAATCCTAGCTTGTCAACATAATACCCTAATCGTTTGTTCAAATACGTTAAATTTTGATCAATAATCTTTTTACGGATAAAACTATCTTTATTTGTCAATAGCTTTAACAAGAATTCTTGATGATCTCGTAATTTAACAAGTTCATTGATTGCGTCCCATTTAATTTCTTGAATGGCAGTTTTCTTTAATTCTTCAATCTGTTCGTCATACGGATTGTGTTCATCACACTTATTGGTTAATTCTCTTTCTAGGTTGTCTAAGTTGTTTTTATGCCCCAATGCTTCTGCTTCAGTTTCATAAAACGTGTTGGGCTTAGGCGGCATCTCTCCCGTGCCTAATTCCTCTACAATCTTCTTAAGATCTTGCGACACTTTATCAAAGTATTTCATCGCATCACCTAGATGATGAACAGCAGTAGTGGTCATTTCTTCGTGTTTATGGTCGTGCAATTCTTGTTCACATGCATGACAAGTTTTATTTGCTAGACTTTCTAATTCTTTTTCGTATTTCTTAACAGTTTTTTCAGCTTGTCCAATTGCAGAATCTAATGTTGCTCGCTGTTTGTTTAAGTTACGTATTTTAGTATTGTTTTCGTCCCAAGTTTTTAATGCAATGTGAGACTGCAATTCAACTTCGATATCTACACTTTCTAATTGCAATATTGCTTTGCCAAAACTTTCAAGGTCGTTATCTTTCTTAGTTTCCCATGCTTTGCTTTTGATTACAAGACTGTCAATACTTTTTTGTACATTATCGTTTGCACTCTTTATACTTTCAATCTTAAAAGTTTCTGCTTGAATGGTGTCTTTAATTGACTTGACTTCTAATTTTAGTTTTTCTGATTTTTCACTTAAGATTGTAATACCAAGTAGCTGTTCGATAACTTCTCGTTGTTCAGCAGCCCGCATTGACAGGAAAGGTTCTGTGTAGGTATTCAGTGCAACTAAATGTTTGAACATAGTATGCGACATTTCCAACATAGTATCAATATACCGTTGGGTTTCTCTGCTGTCGCCTTGGCTGTCATCATCATCATTGGCTGATTTTTGTTGAGCATCGTTGACAAACAGTCGCATGACATTGGGCTTTCGGCCTCGTTCAATGCGATATAGCATATTATTCTTTTCAAATTCGACCGTGACTAGCATACCTTTGCCGTTGGTCTTATTGATTAAGTTTTCTTTTTTAATGTTAGTTAATGCCTGGCCGTACAGTGCATAACTCAGTGCGTTAACAATGGTAGTCTTGCCCGTGCCATTTCGACTACCGCTGTCATCTCCGCCTAGATCTAAGTTTGCACCCAACACTAATGTCAGTTGCTCTTTGTCAAAATCCACGGCCTGTGTCTGATTACCTACTGATAGAAAATTTTTTACAGTTATATTTTTAAGTTTTAGCATTTATAGACTATTGTAAATTGCTAGTAGAGTTTTTGCATCGATATTGTCTGAGTCAATATTAAGTAATTGCTCTGTTACAATCTGATCAACACTTTCAAAACTAGCATCCGGATTATCATCAGTTCCGGTTTCGATATTATTTTTTTCTTGAATTAAACTAATTTCTCGTATATCATGTTCTTCAACATAAGTTTCTTTTATGAAGTTAGCTTCTTCGTAGCTAATATCAATGTCTAAGTTAACTTTTAAGTACATCTTAGATTTCATAATGTTATCTTTATCATCGATTAATTTGCTTAATGACAATGTTCTATACTTGGGAGCGTCGGCCCACGACTTAAACGTGGGAACACCGCCCCATTCTAATACCATCATACCTCGATCATCGTCCCAGGTATCTGCAAAGTTATGGGGAAATGCATTACCGATATACCAAATTTTACCTTGATTTTGTCGTTTATGAAAGTGGCCGCTAAACACATAGTCTTGATGAGTAAAATGTTTAGCCTGCAATTCACCGTGATCCGGCATTTGTACCATTGCATTCATATAGAACAATGGCAATTCAAAATGCCCAAACATATACTTGCTTTTAATCTTGCTGATGTTTTTCCACTCGTCGCCCACTAGCCAAGGCACTAGTGTAACATCTCCTTCGGTCATAACTTTATCAACTACAGTTACGCCTGGTATGTGTTTACCGAATGCCGAGCTATGAATATCTCGTTTATCTTTGTAAAACAAATCGTGATTACCCGGAAACCAATAAAAATTCTCAAATGCTTGCCCTAATTTCTCTAGACATCGAATTGATGTATCCAAAGTAATTAAGTTAATTGCATTGCGATTATGGTGCCAGTCTCCAAGGAAGATAGCTGTTTCGCAACCAGCGTCCTTGGATTCTTGAATAAACCAATCTACAAAATCTTCGCAGTCTTGGTTATGAGTTGCAGAATTTGATTTTAGACCAAAATGTATATCTGTAAAACATGCTACTTTCTTAAAAAATGACATTAGATTCTCTCCTATGTCTAGTGTAACAGATTGTGTAAAGGTAAATCAAGTGTTTTCTTCTTCATCCTCGATACTAGTTTCTTCAGATTTTGGCATACGTATATTTTTGTATAGCTCTGCTTGCCGTGCGGTTTCTTCGGCAAACTCGGCCTGCGTCTGTCTAGTTAAACTAGGAGTTAGACCTGCAATCTCTAGTAGGTCATCTCTAATATTTTGACTTTTCTTTTCTAAGTTTAGTACTCGAGTAAAGCTGTTAGTTACTGCGGCAGTATAATAGGCAAATGGATTTTCTGATTTAGATTCATCAAACTGTAGACCAATTTGTGACAATTGCAAAACTGCCTGTCCACGCATTTCTTCAACATAGGTATAACCCCGCCAGTTGCTACGTTGTGCATATCGCTCGCTTAGTTTGATATACATTTTACCTAGATTTTCGGTAATTCTACCGTGATCTTTGTTGAAACTTCCCCCGTCAATAGTACCCTTCCAATGGCTTTTACCGACACAAATAAGCTCATCATTTTCATTAAACTTCCAATGTTGGAAAGGGGGGAAATTGACTTTTTCGTGGCTATCAGCAACACTTTTGACAGTTTTCTTACGACCAGGCGCCATTGGAATATGATCAAATGTCATAATTCTAATAACAATGTCTGTTTTGGCAATAGTTTTATAATCCGGAGTCACTTCGAGAAGTTTTATCTTCTTGTCTCCGCTCAATCTTGCTGCAACAAACGCTTCTAAGCCTAAGCGTTTTGCTTTAATTCTTTTAGCATCAGCAATAGTTCTAATATTAATTTTGTCTAAACTTGGCAAAATTAAATCATGCTGATGATATTCTGGTTTAGTAAAACTACTATAGGAACATTTGCTTTTATGAATCTCTGCTAATAAATCTCTATTGTTTAGATATTTTACTTTACGTCCTGTGGACAGTGATGTTGTTACAACGGTCATCTATTCGCGACCTCCTTACAGTTATTATAAAGTATATAGGTTGACAAAGTCAACCTATTAGTTAACTATACACTTTATTTATTGGGTAAATAGTGTATAAGGAAAATATTATGGCGGATAACAAGCCGGGATTATTAAGCACAATTGGTAATGCTACCATGAGTGTTGGAAGAGGAATAGCAGATCAATCCGGATTAACTAGACTTGTCGGAACTCTTAGCGAACGACGCCTTGGGCGAAAACCAGGCGCAGCTCCATCGCCACCAAATTTTGATGTTGCATTTATTGGTACCAAAGATTTTAGAGTAAAGATTAGAGTACCTAGTCAATATCTTTATACATCGGGAGTTGCCTACACTGATCATTTGTTTGATATTCAAGGTATTGTATTTCCCTTTACACCATCTATCTCACAAGATTATACTGCTAGTTACGCAACGGTAAATCCTACTCATTCTAACTATGCATTACATTTTTATAAAAGTAGTCAGCCTGGACCAATTTCTGTTACTGGAAAATTTACTGTTCAAAATAACGATGAGGCATACTTGTGGTTGCAAACAACTCACATATTAAGAGCAGTTACTAAAATGAAATTTGGCGAAGATGCTGATCGAGGATCGCCCCCACCAGTCTGTAGATTTGATGCCTACGGTGAACAACAATACAAAAATGTTCCAGTTGTAGTATCTAGCTTTAGAGTCGATCTACCAGATAGTGTAGATTATTATGCAACAAAGATGGATGATCGTTTCGGCTCCGGATCCAAACCAACTGGTACTATGGTGCCTACAGTATCACAAATTACAGTTACGTTATTACCGATGTACAGCAGAAAAGAGTTGTTGGGACAAAAACAGGTTGATGATTACATTAGCGGAAATCCTAACTTACGAAGAAAAGGATTTCTATAAATGGCAACTTATAAAACTACTAGTCCTTATTTTAGTACTCCTATAACAGAGGGATATTTAGATATTGCAGCATTTAGAGATATTCCTAATGAGCCAACTGATATACTTTATGAAATATTAGCGCAACATCAGTACCGTCCTGATCTGCTAGCATATGATTTTTACGGTGATGTAAAATTATGGTGGGTATTTGCCGTTAGAAATAAAGATATTCTTAAAGATCCTGTGTACGATCTTATTGCCGGTCAAAAAATAAGAATACCACAACTTGATAATTTAAGAGCACTCGGTTTATAATATGGCTGAACAATCTCCTAATGTAGAACGGAAAACAACAGATCCGAATCCTCGTGCAAGGATAACCCCCGGAACCGGTACCCGTCCTGTAGCCAATGTTGATATTACCGGGGAAGCTCCTACCCCGGCTGCTGCTGCCACTAAATCGGATAAGGCTGAGACAAATGTCCTGCATAATTTTAGAACATTTACCTACAATTTTACGTTAGCAGCATTGCCTCCTACAGCACTTACAGATAACTCACAAATTAGAGCCGCAACTGAAAACTATGTTGTTCTTAAATCTTCCGGTAAAAAAATAAATGAAATTACAGGCGGCGACAAAGCATCAGGGTTCAATGATGGCAGTCCTGGCCGATTTGATATGTTTATTAATAATGTTGAAATCGAAACGTTAATGTCGTTTAATAATGTTACTAACATGTCGATGGCAACAAAAATATCATTTGATGTGTTTGAACCTATGAGTATAAATGGTTTTATGGAAGCGTTACAAGTTGCAGCCGAAGCCGCTGGCAATGCAAATTATATTTCTGCTGCATTTGTATTAAAAATGGAATTTTTAGGTTATACAGATGACGATGATGGTCCATCTACTCGAGCTAAACTACTTAAAGAAGAGGGTACTCGACATTTTGTTATATTAATAACAAAAGTTGAAGCTAAGATGGACGAGAATGGAACTCGATATAGTGTTAAAGCAATTGCAAGAAACGAAATGGCATATTCTGATGACAATGTTATCAAAGAATCTATCCAAATGAGAGGCGCTAATGTTTTTGAAGTTTGTGAGTCGTTGATAAAGTCTCTAAACATTGCCGCCAAGAATGCAGCTGAAGCTGAATCTCAAACTACATTATTTGATTCTTATGAAATTAAATTTCCTACTCCTGATTGGGCAAGCGGCAACTTTGACTATGACAAGCCCTATGATAAATTTAAGGAGCAGGCTAGAATTAAAGAACTTACTAATAATCCTTCTATTTTTACGTTTCCGGCTCCTGGCACAGTTAAATCAGCATACGATGCTAAACCAGAAGCAGGCGGTGGCCGCGGATTTGTAAATCCACCGTTAGTAGTTACTGTGTCTGATGGTCCGGAGGCTAAACCGTTACCAAAAAACGAATCTAACTCTTACGATCCTAACATATCTAGTGTAATGTTTGCCAAGGGTGCAAAAATACCCGACATTATTGCTAGTGTTATTAGAGATAGCGAATTTGGAAGAAAAATTATTAACGATGCCAAGAACCCGTCAGCTGATCAATTTATTGAATATTTTCATATTGCAGTAGAGATGGAAGTAAAAGATAAATGGAATCCAGTCACTTCACAACCTACCTACATTTATCGATATATTGTATTACCTTATAAGATGCATATTTCAAGATTGGCGCTATATCAAAAAGAATTAAGTACATCGGAACAAAATTCTTTAATTAAAAATTATGTTAGAAGACAATATAACTATCTCTACACTGGACAAAATGTTGACGTTAGATCATTTAATTTAACATTTAATCATTTGTATTTCCAAGCATATCCTAGAAGTATGAATAATGCATTATATGGCCCAACCGGCGGCGCTGGTGAGGAAAAGACTGGAGTAAAATTAAATCCAGTATCTAACGAAAGTTCGTCAACGCCAGTTCCGCTTAGTCCTAGGGTTACTGATTCTAGGAGAGATGCTGTTGTAGGACCAGGAGGCAACGCAACTCGTCCTGAATATGATTCGTACGATGCATTAGTTAAAAATATGCATCAGGCAATTTTAGACAATCTCAGTATGATTAAGTGTGATTTAGAAATTTTAGGTGATCCTTATTTCTTATGTACTGGCGGCATTGGTAATTTTAGACCTAAGATTATCGATTCAACAATTACTGATAACGGTGAAGCTCCGTATCAAGTTCATAATGTTATGGTCGTTTTAACATTTCAAAATCCTGAAGACATCAATCCCAACACCGGAATGGTTATTTTTGACAAACAGCGTATTCCTTACAATGGCTGCTATCAAGTTACTAAAGTTGTTTCTAAATTTCAAGACGGGTTGTTTACACAACGATTACAGTTGTTAAGAGTCCCAGGACAACCTGTTCTTTCATCTGGCCGTAGTGGTTCGGGACCTGCATCTGCTACAATCTTTAGTGATCTCTCTTTACCAAATAACGCAACCTCTTCAGCTGAAGCATAACCTATGTCAGAAAGAAAACGCACCCCCTCAAAGTTACCCCATCCTGGTCCATATATTGCTAGGATAACAAGTCATTTAGATCCTACATTTATGGGAGGAGTTGAAGCGGTACTAGAACAAGGTACACTTAACAATCCTGAATGGCAAGATTATGTATTTCCTTTGCAGTACTTGAGTCCATTTTACGGAGTTACCTCGTCAGATTTTGAAGGACCTGATGAAAAAAACTTTTACGATGTGCAAAAAAGCTACGGAATGTGGATGGTTCCGCCAGATGTAGGAACTAGAGTTCTTTGTACATTTGTTGACGGAGATTCTAATCAAGGATTTTGGATTGGTTGTATTGCTGACAAGCACCAAAATCATATGATACCCGGGTTGGCTGCAAGTTCCAATGTTGCATGGGCACCTGGACAAAAAGAAAAATACGATGTTGATGCAGTACCAGTTGCGGAATTTCATCGCAAAAAAATCAAAGGTGCATATGAGCCAAATAGTCAACCAAAACCAGTTCACCCATTTGCAGATAGATTACTTACACAGGGGCTCCTTGCAGATGCTGCCCGTGGCGTTACTTCTAGTAGTTCTCGTCGAGAATTCCCTAGTAGAGTTTTTGGTATAAGCACACCCGGCGCACCCGACGGGAAAAGTCCCGTGAAAGCTATCGGTTATAAAGATCCCGGCCAGACAATGGTTCCTTCTAGCAGACTTCCTGGGCATCAGTTTGTAATGGACGACGGTGACAAGTCTGGAGAAAACAAACTAATACGATTACGATCAGGGGCCGGCCACCAGGTACTGTTAAACGATTCTCAAAACATCATTTATATTGCCAATGCAGAAGGCACAGCTTGGATGGAATTTACTGCAAGTGGAAAAATTGATATCTATGCTGCTGACTCAGTAAGTATCCATACTGAAGCTGATTTTAATTTTAGAGCTGATAGAGATATTAATTTAGAAGCTCTTCGTAATGTTAACATAAAAACTCATGAAGGTGATATGGTGTTAAATGTTAAAAAAGATTTTAATCTTAGAGTAGATAACACTGCTAAAATTTATATTAATGGTAATTATGACCAATACATTAAAGGCAACTACAATACTACTGTCGCCGGCTCAGTTAACTTCCTTAGTAACGAAAAAATGAATTTAACAGGCAAGGGAGATTTAAGTGTTATTACTCAAGGAAAATTTACAATTGCTGCGGCAGGCGGAACAAAGCACGGAAAACCTGGAGCTATATCTGAACCTGCTGCTGCTGCTATTCAAGAAACTATTGCATTAAAAGAATTCTTTGTTCCAAAAGTAAATGTAGCAGTAGGGTGGCCAAAAAGAAAATATCAAGAGAGTGCTATCAAGAGTACTCTGCAACGTGTGCCAATGCATGAACCATGGAGTCAGCACGAAAGTTTATCACCTGCAAAATATACTCCGACAGCAACAGATGTTAGCAATTCTACTACCCGTTCATTGACTCCTACTACTCCTACTACTCCTACTACTACTCCTACTACTAGTAGTGCGCCATCTAGTGCTGGTGCAAATCCGCCTGTGCCCGCGCCAAATCCTAACATGCCTGCAGATTGGGCCAAAGATACTGCATTTATTAATAAAGTTAAAGAAGTCGCTAAAAAATATAAGATGGATTATATCGACCTTCTGGCCATAATGATGATGGAATCTGGTATAGATCCTTCTAGAACAAATCCTCGAAGCAATGCAACTGGATTGATACAATTTACTGAAGTAGCTAGACCTAGTATAGGTAACGTTTCATTATCTCAGTTACGAGGTATGACACGAGAACAGCAAATGCATTATGTTGATTTGTATTTGTCTAAATCTACCCCCGGACTTGCAAATTTATCAACAACAACATTAAATGATATATACATGGCGGTGTTTGCTCCGTTTAGAGGATTTGGTAAACCAGACAGTACAATCTTATACTCTGACAATCCTACTTGGTTAGAAAAATTTCCTAGTAACAAACAAAATTTTGAAAGATTATCCTATCAACAAAATTCTTCACTTGATAAAAACGGTGATAGAGCTATTACTAAAGCTGAAGCATGTAGATTGTTAGTCGGTAAGCGGGCATTAGTTACTAGAGCATTGGGTCTATAAATATCATTATGCCATACAAAAACATTGTTATTACTCCTCCTAAAGTTCCTAATCAGGACACTACTAAAGAAAGCCAATTTTATCGAGGCTTCAGTACGATCGATAATCTTTCAAATGTAAAGATATATGATTCTCTGTTAGTAAAACAGGACCTAATTAATCACTTTAATACAAAAAAAGGTGAGCGATTGATGAATCCTGAATTTGGCACCATTATATGGGACTTGCTATATGATCCACTAACAGAGGCATTGAAACAAGATATAGAAGCAGATGTTAGAAATATTCTTAATAGCGATCCTAGGATCAATCCAATTGCAGTATCTATCGACGAAAAAGATTTTGGTATTTTAATAGAAGTTTCGATGACATATTCGGCCAATGATGAAACAGATACTATGCGATTTTCTTTTGATAAAGATGCAGGGTTAATTGCTCAATAATATACCTACTTTTTAATATTCATAAATACGGTATCGGAAAAATAATTCTATGATACCATCTACTACTAATCGATTACTTGTTGCAGAAGACTGGAAAAAAATATACCAGTCTTACAGAAATGCAGACTTTAAGAGCTATGACTTTGACACTTTAAGAAGAACTATGATCACTTATCTAAGGGAAAATTATCCTGAAGATTTTAATGATTTCATTGATTCTAGTGAATACATTGCCTTAATTGATCTAATTGCATACCTTGGACAAAATGTCAGTTTCCGCATAGACTTAAATGCTCGTGAAAACTTTTTAGAAACTGCCCAGCGCCGTGACAGCGTACTACGTCTTGCTCGATTGATTAATTACAATGCAAAACGAACTGTGCCGGCATCTGGGATGCTTAAAATTATATCCCTGCAAACAACCGAAGGCGTATTTGATAACAACGGAAACAATTTAGCCAGTTCGATAGTTAGCTGGAACGATGCAACAAATTCCAATTGGTTTGAACAGTTTGTTACAGTATTAAATGCAGCAATGCCTGGCGCAGTTTCGTTCGGAAAACCAATTGCTTCTGATGTAATTGATGGCATTTCGACTGAAAAATACACCCTTAATAGTGTAACAGATGGTGTTCCTTTGTACTCTTTTTCTAAGAGTGTTAATGGTGTACAAATGACATTTGAGATCGTTAGTTCTGATTTTGATACTTCTATTGTCGAAGAAACTCCTAGACCTGGAAACACATTTTCTTTTGTTTACAAAAATGATAACAGAGGAAACAGTTCATCTAATACCGGATTCTTTGTTCAATTCAAACAAGGCACACTATCTCTTTCTAGTTTTAATATTGATAATCCTGTACCAAATGAAGTAATCGGCATTAACGCTAATAATATTAACGAATCTGATGTTTGGCTATGGCAGCTAAATCCAGACGGAACCTATCCCGATCAAGCATGGACTAAAGTAAGCAATGTAACAGGCAACAATGTAATTTACAATAGTATTTCTCAAAATAATAGAAAGTTATATGCAGTCTCTACTAGAGAAAACGACCAAATTGACTTAAATTTCGCTGACGGCAGTTTTGGCGATCTTCCTAAAGGATTGTTTAGATTATTTTACAGGCAAAGTAATGGTCTAACATATTCCATCAAACCTGAGCAAATGCGTAACGTAGCATTCTCTGTTAATTATATCAATGCACAGGGACAACCGCATTCATTAAAAGTGTATGCAGCCTTGCAATATACTATTTCAAATTCTTCAGCATCTGAAACAAATGAAGCCATTAAGGTAAAAGCCCCTCAGGCATACTATTCTCAAAATAGAATGATTACGGGTGAGGATTATAACATTGTTCCGTTAACTGCTGGCACAGGTATTCTTAAAGTTAAAGCAATTAATAGGGTATCTAGTGGCATCTCAAAGTATTATGAAATGTCTGATGTATCTGGAAAATACAGCGATGTAAATATTTTTAGCTCAGACGGTATTTTATATAAAAATGCAAATGAGTATTTGTTTGAATATCCTGTTACTAACAAAAACGAAGTTAGTTATAATCTAAAAACAAATCTAAACAAGGTGTTTAATCTTAAAGAATTTAGATCGTTTTATCTTGAAAATTATTCGAGACCTAGTTTAACCGAAAGTAATATTTCTTGGGTTAGGGCAACTGATACGACTAATCAAACTACAGGATATTTTACAATTGGTGGATTTCCAGTACCAGCCGGCGAGTTTTCTTCTAATAACCTAAAGTACGGATTGGTAGGATCTCTAATTAAATTTGTAGCACCTATAACAATTAATACAGCATTACCGCCCGGATCCGCTGCTCAACAAACATATTTTTTACCTAATGGAAAATTAACATTTTCACAAGATAATACAACTACTTCAGTTAAGTGGGCCAAGATAATTTCTATTATCGGTGATGGATACAATGGTGGAAAAGGTGTGCTATCAACTGGAATTGGTCCTATTGTTATAACGGGTAATATACCGTCCGAATCAATTCCTGCAGAAGTAATTCCGAAATTTATAACATCGTTGGATCTTGACGTATTGACATTGGTTGTTAATCTATCAATGGCTAAAAAGAATTTTGGACTAAGCCTTGACCCATTAACATCTACCTGGTTTATTGTTGCTGATACAAATATTGATTTAGCATCTCCATTTAGTTTGTTAAATCAAGCAGATACTACAGATACTAATAGAGATGCTAGTTGGATGGTAGCATTTGTTTGGTCTGGTAACAAATATATTGTTCGATATAGAGTTACAGAATACATATTTGAAAGTGATAAAGAAACATCATTCTTTGTTGAACCGTATAAAGTTAATTACGATTATCTTAATGATACAGTTATTAAAGACAAAATTGTAATTTTTGGTATTAATTCTTCTCCTACTGCCGTATCAGGTGTATACTTAAAAGATGACCAAAACTGGCAAGTAGATAGTTCTGTAATTGAACTTGACGGATATCAAGAACCTAAAAAGATTAAGATTAGTTTTTATGATAAAGATGATGATGGTCAAATTGATAATCCTGATTCATTTACAAATATTGTACAACCTGACTCAATTAGTATTCAAACAACATTCAAAAATAAATTTGTTTACTTTGAAAAATTAACAGATGGGCTTCGATATAGATTAACATCTCCTGATAAATTTTATGCATGTCCTACAGAAAATGATGTGCCCGAATCAATGTTAGTAGACGGGCAATTATTTTATTTTTATAGCCCTTCGATAAATGTTATAAAAACATGGAATTTAGGATCAACCTCATTTGATCTAAACACAACATACTTTGCAAAACCTGGTCGATCAAATTTGAAATTTCAATACACTCACAAAGCTGCTGAAAACAGACGAATCGATCCTAGTAAAACAAATATCATGGACATTTACCTCCTAACAAAATCTTATGATACTGAATTTAGAAATTGGATAACAGCATTATCGGGTGCCGAACCTCTAGCGCCTACCAGTCAAAGTTTAAGTTTATCATATTCTCCTACTTTGAATAAAGTTAAAAGTATTAGTGATGAGTTAATTTTTCATCCTACTAATTATAAGATATTATTTGGCAATAAAGCAAGTCCTGTGTTACAAGCAGTGTTTAAGGCATCTAAAAATTCTTACAGGTCTAGTAGCGACAACGAATTAAAGACTAGAATTTTAACAGCAATTAACAGTTTCTTTTCAATAGAAAACTGGGAGTTCGGCCAAACATTTTATTTTAGCGAACTATCTACTTACGTTATGAACATTATGACTCCTGACATTACTAATTTTGTAATAGTTCCTAAGCAAAATAATTCTTTTGGCAGCTTATACGAAATTAAATGTCAAAGCAATGAAATATTTGTATCCGGTGCAACTATCTTAGATATAGAAATCATAGATTCTATAACTACATCAGAAATTAAGGCGTTAGGCAATGTTGTTAATACAGTTGGGGGTCAACAGTAATGGCCAATAATATTCGCAAGTCAGTTGATTTACTTCCTGCATATTTTAGAACAGAAAAAAATAATAAATTTTTATCTAGTACATTAGATCAGTTTATGTCTGTTCCTCAATTGAACAGAGTAGATGCATTTGTTGGAAGTAAAAATACTCCTAACTACTCTAGTGATGATAGATACGTAGAAGAAACAAATCTTTTACGTCAATCATATCAACTAGAGCCTGCATTAATTGTCAAAACATTAACTCAAGAAATTAAAAAAGCATTTGCATTAGACGATTTGCTAAATCAAATTGACAGTCATAATGGACATTCATCAAATTTAGATAGATTATTGCATCCTCAATTTTATTCTTATGATCCTAAAATTGATTGGGATAAATTTATCAACTTTCGAGAATATTTTTGGTTACCAACTGGTCCGGATTCGGTTAGTATTTCTGGAGATAGAAAAGCGTCACAGGTTGAGTATAATGTTACAGATGCTAGCGATGGCATCCAATTCTTCTTTAATAATTCTACTACTTCTCAACAATTAATTCTTTACAGAGGAACTACTTACGTCTTTAATATAAAATCTATTCATAATTTTTATATTAAGTACACAAACACTGCTGACTCCGATAACATGTTTGATATGGGAATTACAGGAAATGGTACTAACAATGGACAGATTGTTGTTACTATAACTGGTCAGACCCCGGAATACCTGTTCTATACATCTGATGATGACCAATTGGCCACTGGTCCAATTTTTGTAAAAGATCCTGAATTTAATTCATCCATTGATGTTGAAGCTGATATTATTGGAAAGAAATATTATACTTCTGCAACCGGTGTAGAATTTATTAATGGATTAAAAATTAAATTTATTGGTACAGTATTTCCGGAATTTTATAGAGATGCTGAATTTATTGTTAATGGCGTTGGCAAATCTATTAATCTTATTAAGTTTAATGATTTAGCAACTCCTGATGTTATTGCCGATTTGTATAACACTAGATTTGATGGCACAAACTTTGATCAATTTCCGTTCGATAATTTTTCAAATATTCCGTTGGTGCCAGAATATGTAACTATTAGCAAGGCTAGTAAAGATCTAAATCCATGGACACGTTATAATAGATGGTTTCATTCTGATGTTATTCGAACAGCCGCCGCCGCCAATGGAACAGTGGCAGTGTATCCTGCCGAATATAGAGCAACTCGTCCTATTGTAGAATTTTTGCCAAACATGCAATTGTTTGATTTTGGTACAACTGCAATTCCTAACGTAGATTTAATTGATACTGTTACAACAAATGCATTCTTAAAGATTGAAAATCAGTTTGGATTTTATATTGATGGTATATTATTGGAAGAAGGATTTCGTGTAATCTTTACCGCCGACGTAGACCCGCTAGTTCGTGGCAAAATCTTTAGAGTACACTTTTCCCTAGTCGGTACAAATACTAAAATTGATTTAATTTTAGAAGATGATCAAACAGTTGACGGCTCTTGTGCATTAGTCAAACAAGGATTAGAACATGGTGGTACATCTTGGTGGTACAATGGTACTATTTGGAATAAAGGACAACAAAGATCCACTAGAAACCAAGCTCCTCTTTTTGATCTGTTTGACGATACTGGTGCAAATTATTCTGATAGCAATTATACAACTGATTTTGCTGGTAACAAAATTTTTGGTTACGGAATCGGAACTGGTGCTAACGATCCTATTTTAGGGTTTCCTTTATTATATAGAAATATAGGAGTTGAGGGAACTTATCTATTCAAGAATTATTTTGCAACAGAAGAATTTTTATTAGTAAAAAATAATATAACAGGATATACGCCTACCGCTAGCACTTATTTTAAGATTGATGGCGTTCTAACAAATGTCTGGGTAGAAACTGCGGATTATAGTATCCCATTAATTGACGGAGTATACGATGTTCCGTTAAATCTTAGTAATAATCCGTTAAATGATCCTATTTCTGATTTTACTCTAACTGAATTATCTAACCATGTTAATTCTATGGTTGATCGAGATCCTAATTTTGTAGGAGTATTCCCAGGAGTAAGTAATCTTAAAGATCTTCCAGAAGTATCAAAGTATGGAACAAAATTAATTTCAAACTTAAATTCTTTAGCTTTTGCTCAACATTTTATAAGTGATGAAGAAAATAGTATCATATCTGCAATTAGACTTGTTGGTGAAAATTATTATCAATTTAAGTTAAATTTAATTAAGACAATATCGTCAGTGGATCAAACGTTGTCGCCAGTTGATGCGCTTGATGCAGCCCTTCAAATCTTAAATCAAAATAAAACTACTACATTCCCTTACTACTATAGTGACATGATGCCACACGGATCTGGAGCAGTTATTAGAAATTATACTGTTACTGATTCTAGAAATAAAAAATATTCAATTCCTGCAGATTTTAATCTCACTCAATTAAGTACTACTGGTACATTAGTCTATCTAAATGGGCAGCAATTGTTGGTTAATGCAGATTATGTATTTGATTCCTATGATACTAACGTTGAAATTTTAACTCCACTAGAACGTAATGATGTTGTTACTGTAAAATATTATAGCAACACTACTGGTAGTTTTATTCCTCCAACTCCTACTAAGTTAGGATTATATCCTAAATTTGAACCAGTAGTATTTGAAGACAATACGTATGCATTAGATGCTCGACAAGTTTTACAAGGCCATGATGGTAGTATTACCATATTGTTTGACGACTATCGTGATAACATTTTATTAGAATTTGAACGTAGAATTTTTAACAATATTAAAGTTGACTACAGACAAGATTTGTTTGATGTTAATTCTGTGTTGCCTGGCATATTTAGAGATCAAGAATATACATATTCTGAAATTTTAGATCCGGTACATCGAGATTTATTAAAATGGAAAACTACATACAGTGTTGAGACTGATGACAATTTAACGTTTGATATTTCGTTACCAAGGACATTTAATTATAGTTCAGTTACTACCAACGGTATATCTCTACCAGGCAACTGGCGAGCCATCTTTAAGATGTATTTCGATACTGACAGACCACACATTACTCCTTGGGAAATGTTAGGGTTTAGTGTTATGCCGGTATGGTGGGAAGATCAATATGGACCTGCCCCATACACATCAGGCAACACCTTACTATGGGAAGACATTCAAGCTGGCAGAATTAGGCAAGGCACTAGAGCAGGAATTGATCCTATCTATATTAGACAAGGACTGCTGAATATCTTGCCTGTAGATGAAAACGGCAATTTAGTAGATATTCGAACTTGGGGTCCTCTTGGTGCAGCATCATATCTAGATACCGCTGATCAACCATGGAAATTTGGTGATAGCGGCCCTGGAGAAACTGCCTGGAGAAGAGGTAGTTACTGGCCGTTTGCTGTGCAGATTATTATGGCAATACTAAAACCTGCCGCATACTCTGCATTAATGTTTGATACTAGTAGACTTGTTAAAAATGTAATAGGTCAGTATGTTTATTCCGAAGATAATTTATTCTTGAATCAATCTAGGGTATTGTTGCCTTACGAAAAAGTTAACAACGTTGTAACATTTACAGCAGGATACAGTGTATTTGCAATAGAAGCTGGACAAATTAGAAATTCTAAGTATCTATCATTTCTTAAAGAAGAGCTGCAAAATTCTACATTTAATTTGATGCACAAGGTTGGTGGATTTGTTAGCAAAGATAAATTAGAAATAGTAATTGACTCAGTTAATCCTAACAGTGTTAATCCTGGAATCTTGTTACCTGTTGAAGATTATAATATTCATTTTAATGTTAGTAATCCTGTAAAAGTTGTTAATATTTCTGGATTCATTATTCAGAAGTTACAAGGTAAATTTATTTTACGAGGGTATGATAAAGTAAAACCGTATTTTACAATACTACCTGCAATACACGAAAAGTCTGATACTTACATTACTGTTGGGGGTAAAAGCGAAGATTATTCAGTATGGTCTATAAACGTTTATTATCCAATTGGTCAGGTTATTCTTTATGAAAATTCATTTTATAGAGTAACTAATAATCATAATTCGGGTACTACATTTAATTCATTAAACTATTCTGTACTTACTGAATTGCCTATAATTAATGCAACTGTAGTTGCGTATCCGGCAGCATTTGACAGCAATACAATCAATGTTCCGTACACTACTAGTTACACTTCTATTCAAGAAGTTGCTGATGTAATGGCTGGCTACGGCCGATGGTTAGAAACTCAAGGTTTTGAGTTTGACGAATATGGCAACGATATCGGCGAAACGTTAAATTGGAAATTTGCAATTAAAGAATTTGCCTATTGGTCTAGTCAAAATTGGGCAGATAATAGTGTAATTGCAATTAGTCCTTTTGCAAATTCTATTAAATTTACATTCCAAGACTCTGTTGTTGATGATATTTTTAGTAGTTTTTACGATTACACATTATTAAAAGCAGACGGATTATCCTTTCCATTTGCAGATTTAATCATTAGTCGAACAGACGGGCAATGTACAATTACATCAAAGAATGATCAAGAAGGTATATTTTTTGCAAGTCTAAGATTAGTACAAAAAGAACATGCATTAATCTTGAATAATACAAGTCGATTTAATGATGTTATATATGATATTGATACTGGTTATAGACAACGTCGAATTAGACTAGTGGGATTTAAGACAGCTAACTGGAATGGTGACTATTTTAGTCCAGGATTTGTTTACGATGCTGCTGTTATTAAAACGTGGAAATCGTACGAAGATTATGTTGCAGGAGATATTGTAGAATACACCGGCAGTTATTACTCTCTTGACAGAAACTTACCTGGTAAGGAAAGTTTTGATTTTACTGATTGGAATAAATTAGGTGCTAAACCTGTAGCTCAATTAATTCCAAACTTTGAATATAAATTAAATCAATTTGAAGATTTTTATAGTTTAGAAATTGATAATTTTGATATTAGTCAACAAGAATTAGCACAACATTTAACTGGATATAGTTCAAGATTATATCTTAGCAATATGTTTGTTAACCACACTGCTCAATATAAATTCTTTCAAGGATTTATTAAGGAAAAGGGCACACGAAATGCTCTTGACAAATTGGCAAAGGCAAGTGTACATAACCTACAGGGACAAATTGATTTTAATGAAGAGTGGGCATTTAGAATTGGTGCGTTTGGTGCGTATGCATCGTTACAAGAATTAGAATTTCCGTTATCCGAATCTAAATTTGTCGACAATTCTCAATTAATTAAATTTGTATCTGAGATTCCTGTTATAGAGTATGACTCTACATTATATGTAACTTCAGAGTTATTATCAATTAAACCGTTGGATTACAATGTTGATACTACCTTTTTTACAAAAGATGCATTGTTTGATCTAAAACCTTTCCTACTACCAGTTGCAGGATATGTTCGATTAGAGGATGTTGATTATACCGTTAAGTCTAAACAAGACTTACTAAACTTTATTCCAGGTAAAACTGTTAATCAAGGTGATACATTTTGGGTAGCATTTGATAATAATAATGACTGGGGAGTGTATCGATATACAAGAATGCCGTCTGCAATTATTGGCGTGACTGATAATATTGCAGGCGAAAGTATTACATTTACAACCAATGCATATCACGGATTAACTGTTGGTGATATTATTGCAGTTACTCGATTTGCAGACGAAGTTAACGGAATTTATATTATTTCTGAAATTAATAGGTTAAATGAAATTGTAGTTAAAACTACAGTTACTGCACCTACTAGTACTAATGATTTCGGTGTGTTGTTTAAGTTTGTTTCATCTAGATTTGAAAAATTTGATGATCTAGTTGACACAAAATATGTTGCTGATATTTTTCCAGGTAGAAAAATTTGGGTCGACTCTAATGTAACTGGACAATGGGAAGTTTATGAAAAGATTAATAATTATACTCCTAGTATATTAACTAACAGAATTTTATCTGACGGTTCTTTTTACGGTGAAGTAATTATTTCTAAAGAAAATTCTAATTTCTTAGTAGTGTCAGCGCCTCGATTGACTGACGACAACGGATCTGGCCAGATTTTTATGTACACTAATACTGGTGGAACATTAAAGCTAATCAACAGCTATCCACTAAACCGTGGACTAAATCAATATTATGAAAATGGCGGCCAGCCTGCTGCAAAATTTGGATTTGGTTTAGACTTTGATGCTGTTGACGGCATAATAATAGCCGGCGCTCCGTATGCATCAAATGTTAATGCTGATGCATCTGGCAGCACTAGATATGTTCAATCTATTAATGCTGGTATTGGAAATATTAACGACGGCATGATTGTTATTTCGACCCTCAATGTAGCAGGTAATGCAGAACTGCGTCATGTTATGTTGGCCTGCCAAGAACCTGCTAATAATTTAGAATTTGGTTATAGTACATTTATTGCCAGTACCGCTTCTCAAAAGATTGCATTAGTTGGCGCCCCTGGTCACACAAATTCTACAGGTGCTGTATTCAGTTACGATGTTGCATATATTAAATCATTTGATAATTTATCAATTGAAGTTAATGCAACTGCAACTTCTCAAATTAAGTTACCGTCTCCTGGCATATCAACCGGTGCTAGATTTGGCGATGTTATTGCTGGCGATCTTGTAGGTAAGAGAATTGCAGTCAGTGCTCCAGGATATAGTAACGGCAAGGGTGCAGTGTATGTTTACGAAAACACAGGGACTACATCTGATTACACATTTGTACAAAGTTTATTATGGAATGATGCATCGTTAAACAGTGCTATTTCGTCAGACGGACAGTTTGGCTATGATATAGATATGGACGATTCTGGAAAGTATCTATTTGTCTCAGCGTTCAATGCATATGACAGCGTTTTGCAACGCGGCAAAGTTGTTATATATGAATGGACCGGTACCCAATATACTGCAACTCAAGTAATTGACAATCCAAGTACTACTAATGGTTTGAAATTTGGATTTAGCATTGAAAGCGATTCTTCTGGAAATATTCTAACTGTTACTTCTCAAGGCCCTAACTATTTTGCAAGTGCAAGTTTTGATGAATATTCAACTACATTTGATTCTGAATCGACTCGCCTAGGCACCTTAGTTGAAGACTCTGGATCTGCATATGTTTACAATAGATACGAAGAAAAATTTATTTTTGCTAGTGAGTTATACAATAGTTCAGTTCTACCTAATAGTTCATACGGATACTCTACTTCTGTAAGTAGAGAAACAGTTTATGTTAGTTCACCGAGGCATATTAGCACTGGTACATTACGTACTGGTGCAATACATATATGGCAAGCAAACGATCCAGCTTCCAACAGTTGGAATTTAGTTCGCCAACAAACTGAATTAGTTGATGTAGAAAAGATTAAACAAGTTAAGACTATTAATGTTTATGAAGATACCGTAATTGATTACCTTGAAATTTATGATCCTATCAAAGGAAAAATTCCACAAGTTGCTGATCAAGAAATTAGATTCAAGACATTTTTTGATCCTGCCGTATATAATACAGGTACCAACACTTCAGCTACAATAGATGTGTCTACTTCGTGGAGTTCAGAACACGTTGGCGAATTGTGGTGGGACCTATCTGCTGTTAAGTATACCTGGTACGAGCAAGGTGATGTTGAATTTAGAAAAAATACATGGGGCTCAGTATTTCCAGGATGTTCGATTGATATTTACGAATGGGTAAAATCCGATTTCTTGCCAGAACAATGGGCTATTGATGCAGACACTACCGCAGGCCTTGCAGCAAATATTAGTGGTACTCCTAGATATGTTGACAATTCTGCATACGTAGTAGAACAGACATACAGTTCAATAATGGATACTTTTGTAAACGTTTATTATTTCTGGGTAAGAAATACTGTAGTTGTTCCGGTAAGACAAGGTAGACAACTATCGGCATTTGATGTTGCAGGACTAATTGAAAATCCAAAATTATTTGGATTAAAATATATTGAGCCATTATCTAGTAACAGTGTATCTGTAGTAAATGTCAAGGGATCATTAATCAACGAACGTATTTCTTTGAATATTCAAGTGGATGATATTGACAATGAGACAAATAAACATACCGAATGGTTACTGCTAGAAGAGAATAACAAACATAGTTTACCTACTCCTAGTTTAGAGAAAAAATTAATTGATAGTTTGTTAGGACAAGATTCTTTAGGTAATGTTGTTCCTGATCCTATGCTTTCTGATAGACAAAAATACGGTATTGGTATTCGTCCTAGACAAAGTATGTTTAAGGATAGATTTTCAGCGTTACGTAACTTCATTGAATATGTTAACAATGTTTTTGCCAATAATTTAATTACAGATTTTTGTAATTTAGATAGACTTAATTCTAAAGAAGCTATACCTGATACAGCTCTTGCTGAATACGATGTAGTAGTAGGTGACATTAGTCAACGTAACGAAATAAACATCAGTAAAGTTAAATTGGCAAGTGTATCCTGTACTGTTGAACACGGAAGAATTGCCAGTGTTAAAATTTTAGATCCCGGATTTGGATATGGAAAATTAAATCCGTTAACATTTGATGATTTGGGAGTTGCGTTAACATGGCGCGGCCCAGCAGTCGAAGTTTTTAATGATCAAAATAATAGTAAATTAGAATCTATTATTGATGAACTGGGTAGAATTATAAATGTTCAAATTGTTAATAGCGGATCGGGATACGAAGCTACTCCAGAAATTTTTGTTAGACCGTACACCGTAATTGTCTCTTCTGATGAAAATTCTAGAGGACGTTGGGCAAAATATATATTAAGCGACAGCGGCTGGTCAAAAATTCAAACACAAAGTTTTGATACAACTCTATATTGGGATCTTATAGATTGGGTATCTGCTGAATTTAATCAATATCACCGATTAACTGCAATTGTAGGGCAACGTGCCGAGTTAGATGAGTTATATCTAACAGCAGGAGATTACGTAAAAGTATTGAATAACGGCGCTGGTCGATACATAATCCTTAGAAAAACAGCATTAGGTGTACATGGTACATATGACCTTAATTTTGATATAATATATAGTGAAAAAGGTACAGTATACATTAAAGATTCTATATGGAAATTAGTAGATTCTCAATTAGGATGGGATCAACTTTCACCGTATGACAACAATTTCTGGGATCAATCAGCTAATACAGAATTAAAAAATATTATACTTTCTTTAAGAGATGATATTTTTATTGGCAACTTAAAAGTATATTGGAATACATCTTTCTTTGCTGCGGTAAAATATGCACTAACTGAACAAAAATTCTTAGATTGGGCATTCAAAACTAGTTTTATTTCTGTACATAATAAAGCCGGAGAATTAACTCAACGGTCGGTTTATAAATTTCAAGATGCACAGTGGTACGAAGATTATTTGAATGAAATTAAACCATATCATACAAAGATTAGAAATTACTATCTTGCATATGATGTAACAGAACCTACTAACACATACACTACAGACTTTGATTTGCCAGTTGTGTATGATAGCGGGACTGATTCTTTTATTACTCTATCAGAAAATGAACCATTGGCGCAAACCACATATCCCTATAAAGGATGGTACGATAATAGAACATTAGTAGTTGGTTCAATTGTCGTAGACAACGGTGGTACTGGTTATATTGAAAATCCAATAGTACAAATTATTCCGGCGCCCGGAGATAATGTTATTAGACATGCAACTGCGGAAGCTGTGCTTTCCTCGGGACAGATTGATAGATTTGAGATTATAGATTCTGGAGAAGGATATACATTAAATCCTACGGTATTAATTACTGGCGGCGGCAAAACTCCTACAGATACTATAGCAAGAGCTTCTGCACATTTAGTAAACGGAAAAGTTAGATCAAATCTAATAGGAATGAAGTTTGATAGGATTTCTAAATCTAGATTAGTTACAACCAAATATTTTACTGATGATTTTGTAGGAGACGGAGTAACTAATCAATTTGATTTATCTTGGCCATCTCATCCAGATAAAACAGAAATTGTATTAAAAATAAACGGAGTACCGGTTGCATCATCATCGTACGAAATTGAAGACTATACAAATAATGCCAATGGTTATACACAACAATACACTAGATTAATCTTATCTAATGTGCCAACAGCCGCTGCAAGTATTCGTATTACATATCTAAAGAGTATAGACATTTATTCTGCGTATGATAGAATTGCAAACTACTACAACACCGTGCCGCTAGATTCGCCTGGTGCAAATCCTGCTGAAAATTATGCTCAATTAATGGCAGGCATGGAATATCCTGGAACTGAGATTATTTCTCAAGATTTATGGTATGATTTTACATGGGATTCTAGTCCATACAGTTCATTGCCATGGGATAAACAAAGTTTTGACACAACTGATTTAGATACAATTATTGATGGAGGTACTGTATTAACTACCGGAACTACTAAAGTATTTTCTACAGCAGCTGGCATTAATCCAGAAGATATTATTTTAGACGGTGATACATTTATTTCTCCTATAAGAAGTTATGCTCCTGAAGAAATGATTCCGGGAGAGTTAAGAGAATCTATTGGAATTAGTGTATTCAATAGGAGTGTTTCTGGTAGTGCAACGATCTACAATCAATTACAAAACTCAATTGCTGGAGTTAATACAGTTATTAATTTAAGTGTATTATCTCCTTCTGTTGGGTCTATTTCAGTAACTCGTGATAATAAACTATTAATTAACGGTATTGATTACGAAATTGACTTTGCAACTAGAAGTATAACAGTTTATGCAACTCCTGTCTCTGATACAATTGCAGTTGTTTGTATGGATGTTGGCGGTACTGGATTTATTAGTCTAAATTCTAATGTTACAGAAGGATCGACAATTGGAGCAGTACTTGGCGATTGCCAATATTCACAAGTTAAGAGTATGTATGTAACATTAAACGGTCAAAGAATTTATACAAGTGGTACTTTCCTTGCTCAACAAGTCTATTACACATTTGGCGAATCTAATCCAGGAGTTGATGGTAGAGCTAAAGTTACAGTGTACGGATTAGGTACTGACGGAAAGAATACAATTACCGCAGCATTTTTTACATCTGTTTTCAAAGGATTTAGTGAAGTATTCGAACAGCGATACTTTAATGTAAAAGAAGATGACAGAGTTATTACATTAACTCAACCACCTGGCACACTAGGTCCAGCATCTGCTAACTCTATTGTAGAATTTAATAAGAAAAGATTAGTTCCTCCTAATACAACTTATTATGAAATTATTAATGTAAATCAAACTACCTTCTTAATAAGTTCTAAAGAAGTGTATCCTCCAAATTCTTTTGACAAGACAAGAATTGAAGTGTACATAAATGGTAAACAAATTATTCCTACAGATTATTATCTAGATGATATTAATAATAGTATTATATTTGAAGCTGACACTTTTGCAATCGGAGATGTAGTAGCTATCACTGCATTAATAGATTACGATTACTTAATTAGAGGTACTGATTTAATAATTAATGGTAGAGTTTCCTTACCATCAGAAAACTATCTAAGAATTTTAACATTTACAAATCACGATGCTGCATTAATTAGGACTGAAGTTTATAACGCAAGTTCTACAAGAATGTACAAGATATCTAGAAAAATACTAAACGATAATTTAGTATGGGTTTCCATAGGAGACAATACATTACTTGGCGGAATTGATTTTGAAGTGTTAGGAGATGGAATGACAATTATAGTTGATCAATCTATTCCGTTTAATGCTGAAGACCAAGTTATTATTACTAGTTTTGCTCAAAGCACTGCCGGTAAGACGGTTGGTTGGAAAATTTTCAGAGATATGATCGGACGAACACACTTCAAGCGATTGAGCAATACTGATACTACCTATTTGATTGCACCGTTAGGTCTTACTGATACAGAAATACACGTAGAGAATGGTGGTGTATTACCCAATGCAGATAGTAAATCTAATAGTCCTGGTATTATCTTTATTGCAGGTGAGCGCATCGAGTATCTTGAAAAGAATGGAAATATCTTATCTCGTATTAAGCGAGCTACTATGGGTACTGGTGCAAAAGAACATTATATGATAGGAACTTGGGTATTTGATCAAGGCAAACAACAGACTATTCCTTATCAAGAAAGTGTAGTAATTGAGTCGACAGTGACCACAATATCAACATCTTCTGTTACTATAGAATTAGATACAAATAAATTTGTATTTAGAGATAATGTTAGCTTACACGATCAAGTAGAAGTTTACTACGGTGGCCGCTTGTTAGAAAAACCTACAAAAGTAGGAGTTGATGTGTTAATTCACGATGCAGCATCGTATTATAATCCTATAAATATGACTGTAAAAGTTCCAGAATTTACTATTACTGGGTCGATTACAACTGCAACACTTACTATTACTACTGCTACACTTGCAAGCGTTGAAATTAAAATTGTTCAACGTACTGGAAAAATGTGGTCTACTTTCTCAGGAAAACCAATGTTTGAACAGTTTACACCGCAAGCTGCATTTATTAATAAGAAGGAAGCAATTTCGCCAGATCAATTATACTATGGTGGTGACCCAGTATTGCGATTTGATGATGGAAGTGCTCTACTATTAGATGATGGAAGAGAAATTAAGGGTTATTAAAGAGAATACGCAACATGACAACAATATCGAATCTACCAAGAGTTAGTAGTTTAAGTGACCAGACACTATTCATAGTTACTGAAAACGGAGTAAGTAAAGTTGTGACCTGGGCATTTATTAGGTCAACTTCAACTGGATATCTAGGCTCTCGTGGCTCTACTGGTTTCCAAGGTTCATTGGGATTTGTTGGTAGTAGGGGAGCAGGCTTTGCTGGCAGTCAAGGACCAATTGGTCCACGTGGCCCTACTGGAGGATATTCTGGTAGCGCCGGCGCTCTAGGTTTCCGTGGTAGTGTTGGAATTGGATTTGTTGGCAGTCAAGGTATAGGCGATACTGGATATGTTGGATCAGACGGATACGCTGGCAGCATCGGAAGTCCAGGATTTACTGGCAGTATAGGCACTGGATTTGCAGGTAGTCAGGGGCTTCCTGGCATTCCGGGAGGATATACTGGTAGCGGTGGCATTAGTGGATTTATAGGTAGTCAGGGGCTTCCTGGTAATCCAGGAGGATACACTGGTAGCGGAGGCCAAGGGCCTCTTGGATTTGCAGGAAGCGTAGGCGTGGGCTTTACT